TTGCTAGGTTACGAGCAACGCGAAGGTTTAGACCCAATACATTTCCGCGAACGGATTGACCATCTAGGTTTCCGCCCTGGTTAGATGGACCGATTAGATTCTGATAAATCGGACGGCCAGCATCAGCGAGATTCATAATGTTGCCCCATTGTTCTGGAGAAACAAGAATGTTGGTTGCTGTGCCTAGTGTTCCCTTATAAACAGATACTGAAGCATCTGATACGAAATCTAGGAATCCAGCTGCATCAAGTGTGCGGTTTCCGCCATCTGTACCGCCAGCAACAAGACCAGCGATTACAGCGACATCAGTTGCTTTTGCGTATGCAAATTCCATTTGACGAACGAGCTCATCAAAAAAAGCAGGAGATGAACGATCTAACAATTCTACAGAGAATGTCTGACCGCCAGCGTACTTCTTGACTGAAACTGATAGGAACTCGTTTGTCATTCCTGTTTCATCAATTGCAGCTGCTTCAGCTTCTTCTCCTACTGTTGGGACAGCGGTTAGCTTTGGAATCTCGAATGACATTCCAGCATCAGGCAAAACGCCGCGAGAAACTGAATCAACAGCTGGGCGGTCTGCGTTTGATAGTGGGTTGATGATTTCAGTTAGTTGGCGAGTTGGAATCAAGCCAGCGTTGTTTGAAGTGGTGTCATCAGCAGCCATAACATACTGACGAGCAACATCATCACCGAGTTTAGCGCGAACGCTATTCTCGAGATATTTAGCCTTTGTGAATTCAAGGCGAGGTGCGGTGTAGAACGCTGGGCGAGCTGCCTCAACGGACTGAACCTTTGCAGCTTCTACCGCTTCTTCGGTAGGAGCTGGAGCGGTAGTGTCTGACACTTGTTCTCCTTCGGTTGGTTTATCTGACTCAGCGGTTGCTGGCTCAGAATCTTCTTTTGGTGCTTCATTCTCTGAAGCTGCGACTTCACTTACGCGAGCCGAATCAATTGCTGGATCGGTAACCAGCGAAACTTCCTCAAGACTGGCGCTAGTAATTTTCATAACGCCTTTGTCGTTTGTCCATTCATTAATCATTGCGCCGACTGAAAAGCCGTCTCTCAAACCTTCGGTGGCTTCAATTAATGCATCCTCGCCAGCCATTGTGTTAGCTATACGAAATACAGCCGTTATCCCCTTGTCTGAAACTTGGTGGCTGATGAGTTTGCCTATGGGTCTAGTTCTGTCGTGCTCGAGAAGGAGCTTCACAGGTTTCATTTGAATTGACTCAGCAGCGAAAACTGTTGGACCAACTGAGGTGTTGCCCTGCTCATTCCAGGTGACGATAGTTCCGCTGATTGTGCGCTTCACAGTATCGGCTGCGGTCACAGTCATTGGCATATTAATTTTCATTAGGGATTAAATCCTCCTCGCGTTGAATCTGCTCGATGCTCATTGCACCGATGCGGTTCAAGATTTCATAAACTTGAGCTCTCTCTAATGCGTTACCGCGCAAGAAATCATCAAGGGCAAAACGAACCATCACTGGATTGGGTACAAAGTCAGGTAGTGATAGGCGCTCCTCAATCGCTTTAAGAATTGGGCGAAGTGAGAAATCAACAAGTGAGCGCCGCTCTGAAACCGCGTTGGAGTATGTCATTGAAGTTGTTTCGGCGCTCAAGAAGTAAGCAGGGATGCCAGCAGCGCGAGCAAGTTCTAACGCGACATACTGCCGGGCTTCTGCGAGTTGGAGTGATTTAGGATCAAAACCAAATTCTTTCAAATCAACATCAGCATTGAGAAACGCTGTTGAGCGAGTTTGACGAGCAGATTTCCAGGCAGTTAGTAATGATGAAATGCGCTCTGAAGTTAAATTAGTGCCATTTGATTTAATGACCATTGAAGGTGCAGGTTCTTTGGCGTAATTAACAGCAGCATTTTCTAAATAAACAGCAGCAGCCACAGTCTTACCAGCTCTGTGTAAAAATCCTTCATCAGGTCCATCAAAACGAATGAGAGATCCCACTCCACTTAGCGGAACGGCCATCCCATCTACTTTATATCCAGTAATTTCTGTATTTCTAAAATCTGTGTTCACAGTTACGCGATCAGGACTAATGCGAGTCCAAGCGCGAACGCGGCCTCCATCAGTTGCGGCATACATTTCCAAAACTTGGCCATAACCTGCGCCATAAAACCAAATATCCTCAGCCAGCCAGTTATAGATAACAAAACCAGCAACTCTTGGATCAGGCTGATTAATAACGCGGTGCGGATCTACATACTGACCAGTAATGCGATTAAAAGTTGTTAGAGGTAGTGATCCGATAGTGCCGCAGATAATGTTACGAGCTCTTGCTACTGCTGGAACGCTCATTGCAAGTTGGCGAGTTGTATTAGTCGCGCCACCCAGTATGTTATACACTGAGTCCGTAATTTGAATCGGAGTCAGTGCCGCCGTCACATCAAGCGGTATAGAAGGCCGAGCAGATTCGACCTTTGGAAATAAGAATTCTCTGATGCCCATTAGCGGTTATTATAGGGCATTTACCACCTAAACTGTAATAATGTCAATCTCCGTCTCGGGTCGAGTCGCGTAGTGGGTCGCTAGGGCACTGGCAATGGCTCCACAAATAGTCGCATTGCTGATTTTTCGGCCCATAACCCAACCGCCATCACCATACGGCAATTTAACTGCGGATAGACATTGAGTGGTCAATTCTTGTTGGCCTGAGTGAATGAGACGCTGACTAGATATGGCACCTAAGAATTCATCACAGGCTTGGGCGTAATCCTGACCATCCACTGCTTCAGTATTGATGCCAGCAGGCTTGAGACGCGCAGCCACAGCTGAAGCAGTCCTGGCTGAATAGGCCACTAATTGAACAGGGTATTTGCGCACCCAATCGGCAATATCGTTGGCAATTGATTTGTCATCCAGGTTGATTGAATTACTCCAGGTTTGTAATAACTGGACCTGGAAGCGATCTCCCTCCAGCCGTTGAGCTGCTACTAGGGCGCCAGCCCTGCGGTCAGGTGAGAGATCCACTGCCAGCCAAGTATCAACAGACGGATCCAGTCGCGTCCCATCAATTCGGCACTGCTCCCATAGTGACGGATTGACAACTGGGTTGATTGTATCTACTTGGATACATAAGACCTCTGTGCGCACAATGTCTTCGGGGTCTGACAAAACCGCCTCAATGTTGCGCTGATTGATTGTATAGCCCAGTGACGGATTGGCTTGTGCGACTCCAAACCAAAACTCTGGGCTGTTATCAAATTTAATGCCTGGGTCAGCTGACCATTCAAACCAACCAATATCATCTTTGACACCCATTGTGGCGGCTATTGCGCGATCTCGTAATTTGTTTAGGATGATTGATGATTTGTCACCCATATTTGAATAAATCCAGGCTTGAGGATTGGGTGAGGCCATTTGGGTATATCTCAGAGCAGACCACACCTCCTCCTCTCGATATTCTCTTGCTTCGTCCAAATGAATTGTTGAGGGTGCCGCAATTCCGCGACCTGCCGAGTTATTGGCTCGAACTATGTATCGCCTACCCTCAGTGAACTTCAACTCCTGAAATCCCTTACTTTCTAATTTCTTCACAAATTGCATTTCCAATTCAGGAGTCTGCTCAATAATCTCATTGACTTTGTAAAATATTTCTGACGAGGTAGTGAGTTTGTGGGCTGTGTGAACTTGTAATTTCTCACCTAATCCATAGATTCTCCACAAGATTTGCAGTGCCATATATGTGCTCTTGCCGTTTTGACGAGCCACAATCAATCCCACAATGGGGTGCTTCCAAGTCCCATCGGGATTGACTTTCAAGCTGTGATGAGCCAGCCATTGCTGCCAGGGTAACAAGGGGTGCCCTATGCGATCGCAGAACTCAATAAATTCATTGCCTCGAGAGGGTAAATCATTGAGTGGAGTGTGGATTCGCGGTTCTGTCACACCTCCTAAATTCGAATAATCCCGAACTCGGACTAACTCGGTTGATTGGTCCAGGTTATCCACAATTACTCCTCATAATGAACAATCTTTCCATTTTCGGGAAAATCGAGAACAA